CTTCAAGTGCGTCCCATTTGTCCATCCATGCGGTCCACGCATCGTCGGACTCCTTGAGGGTTTTGGCGGGTATGTCTTTCGAGTTACCGAAGTCATAGATGGTAGCCGATGCCTCGTTGCCGATGATGACATAGGCGGTGATGCCGTGCCCGTCTTTGGCGAAGGACAGTGAGCCTTCCTCGGTGCCAAGCACCCAGTCTACGGCTTTTGTAGTAGATGGATCTTTGATGCGGTCTTCACCGTCACTAGCTGATACTAGCTTGAAGCCAGCGGCTTCTTGGAAGTGAATGAAGGAGCGGAGAACTTTATTATAATCTGTCATAGTTTTATTGGTTATGTGTTAAGGAGACGCAGTATGCGTCTACCCAAAAAGCCCGTCAACGTGTTAGGTTAACGGGCTGTTTGGTTTAAGGTACTTGCTATTCAGCAACTACGTAACGTATAACGTGGCTCACTTCGACAGATAGCACTTTGTCCTTATCCTTACTTCCATTGGTATACCATTGCGCTTGCTCAATAGCTTTCTCCTTACTGGGAAAAGTTTCTATTAAAGCTGGCATTGTTATTCTATTATATTTCACTGTGACCTTATAGACATTGTCAGAAGATAGGATCGAGACTGCGTATTTTGTTTTCATAATATATATTGGTTTGTGTTAGTTTGAAGCAGTATGCTTCTACCCAGAAAGCCCCCAAGCTAAAAGCTTGGAGGCTGTTTGGTTTACAATTCCCATAAGTAATACAGGTCGGAATCGCCGTGTTTCGTTTTGCACTTCCAGTCGAGCTTTTCCATATGCTCTTCTGCAATTTCAATTGCATCTTCTGGGCAGATTGGTTGCAACATACAGAATTGAACCTCGATAAAAGTTGGTTCAAATCCGCATTGCCATCCAACGAAATGAGAGCCAATGGCGTTGTCTTCATCGAAAGCGGGAACAGTTGCAATTTTATAAGAGCGAAGATTTTCAATTGTATTTTCCATAATATATATTTGGTTTGTGTGTGTTAAAAGCAGAATGCTTATACCCAAAAAGCCCGCTAGCGGTTAGGCTAGCAGGCTGTGGTGTTATATGTATTATGTTAGTGTCGGTCTACTTTCGCCATCTGGCGGCTGTCTATACTGGGGGAATCCTTAGCTCCTCGTCATTGTGGTACAGCTCCGAGTTGTGTGTCCGCATCGGTCGGCGGTGGCTTGCGCTGATATCTTACGAGGCTCTCGGTCGGGTGCGTCCAGTCAAGATAATCACTTCAGAGCGGCGAACCGCAAAACTGGAAAACACCTCTAGGAGATGACTCGGAAAACTGGGAAAGAACGGGTGCTACATTTCCCAGACTGTGCATAACTCGTGCGTTGTCAATACCTAATCCAATTATTTTTAATTTATTTTCATTTTAATTCAATCGGACTTTGCAGGTGCTATATATATGCAGGTCAAATTCTATGCTTTTTATAAGAGCCAAATGAAGAGCCGCAGACAGCGGCGATCTAAATATGCCATTTTCAGCCATTTTCCCAATTAATTACGTAAGTCGTTGATAGAATTCTGTAAGTCATTGATAGCAGTTTCGTAAGTCGTTGATAGACTTTTGTAAGTCGTTGATAATGCTCCAAAAACCCAAAAATCAAATCGACAGCAGTGCCCCTCAGCCCCTCTGTACGTCGTCCGATTTTCGACTGGTACATAGACCCTCGGAAGCTCTAAAAATGCTTTCTCGGCAAATTCGACCTTTGTTGAGATTCAGTCGCAATAGCTTTATTGAGACGCAGTCTCATCCTAAATCCACTCTCCTTAAGGAGTACATATTTCGAGCATCTAGCCGACTCGAGATTTAGTTAGTTTGGTTGGTGGATTTGTGCTTGGATGCTTTCACTCATCGAAGAAGAAATTTTCCCTTCACGCCAAGAGGTTTTTGCCTTGATGTCAAGAGGTTTTTCCCGATGTTGAATTTACCTTGATGTCAAGATAAAAACGCAAGGAAGTCGAGGCTGGCAAGTGGATTAGATTCGCTAATGGGTGCTATAAGCTTGGCTAATGCTAGGTTCGGCAGTGCCCGAGCCAGTGCATTGGTGGGTGAAGGTAGCTTGCGGTGCCGTGCGGAGGCGCCGTCGGGCAGAGGCGCCGTCGAGCAGAGGCGCCGTAGATGGGGGGTGGGGGTTGCTTGCGTCAGTCGAGTCTGAATTGTTTATTCATAAACCACCCTCTAAAAAAATACCCAACTCATAGGCCAGGGTACCTGGCCCCTATCAAGTCCCTGTACTCCTTAAGGAGTTGTATTACGTTCTTGTACTCTTTAAGGAGTTTTTTCTTTAGTTACCTTTAATTCCCTTGCCCCTACGGGGACGGGAAGCTAGTTAAGGCTTGGACTCCTTAAGGAGTATAAATAGATTATACAGTACTTTTGACTTGACTGTCAAGCTAAACTTACAAATAATGTAAAAATGCTGGAAGAAAATTCACCTGAAGATAAAGCAGCCTTGATGAAAGAAATCCAGGGAGCCATCTGGGAGGTTGCGGAAAAGAAGGAAGTAGCTAAGGTCCGCAGCCTGTCTAGGCACAACCCTGACAAGGTTGCTTCTATATTATACCTTTACAGTACTGGCAGTAGCCAGACCCGCATTGTTAAGAAGTACGGCATAGATCGGGAGACGGTCATCAGCGTCCTGTCGGACTACACGGATCACCTAGGGAAGTTCAAGGAGTTAAGCGGCAAGATTGCCGCTAAGAATTACCTGAACCTATCTAGCTTAGAGGAGGACCTCATTAACTCTGTAAGGCAGGACCTGGAGTCAGGAGAGCTAAAGCCTACAGTCAGGGACCTCAAGGAGATTTCTATATCTGTGTCCAATGCAGCAAGGCAGGCATTTACTTCCCGTGGCGAGGCCACGCAGATAACAGAGGACCGCCAGGTTATTACTCAGGAGGACTACGACGAAACAATCAAGGCGGCCCGAGAAAGAATCGAGAAACTAAAGCAGGCCGAAAAGGTAGAAATAATACAGGAGGATTTTACCAATGGGTAAAGGATGCGCACCCCGCAAGGGACACAACGCTGAGAAGCAGCGTAAGAACTACGACGATATTGACTGGAGCAAGAAGCCCAAAGTCCAGAAGATGGACAAGCCAGCTAAGTCAAAGTAATGCCGATTACCTTTACAGAGCACCCTATAGTGCGTCCTCCTACAGACGAGGAGATAGTCCTGCTTGGTGAGCAGGACCCTAAGTTGTTAGCTGCACTGCACGAAGCTCACGAAGGTAGAATACAAGCAGCATACGACGACCCTGTGCGCTACGGCTTTGACCTAGCGGGCTGGGACAGAATACGTACAGGGTTGCGTACAAACAATGAAGTACTTGCACTGGGCGGCAATCGTAGCGGGAAGACTACTGGCTGCGCCAAGATGCTAATGGAAGCCGTCACCGAAAGTATGGACGGGCATATCGTATGCTTCTCTCAGAATGCTGATACCTCCATCAAGGTGCAGCAGGCTGCAATCTGGGAGATGATGCCCAAGGAATTCAAGCGCAAGACTAAGAGCGTAGACGGGTATATTAATTACTCTATGCAGAACGGCTTTACAGCCTCTTCCTTTATTTTTCCTGATACCAGGACCCGAGTGGACTTCAACATCGATCCTCAGTACAGCAACAACCAGACGATTCTTGAGGGTTTTGAGTTCGGGTTTAAGCAGCCCGAAGGGTTGAATATCGGCGCTTGGCTTGACGAATATCTAGGTGACGCAGCCTTAGTAAATACATTGCGGTTCCGATTGGCTACACGGGACTCCAAGATGCTAATTGGGTTTACCCCGATTGACGGCTACACGCCTTTTATTTCGGACTACCTGAAGAATGCAGAAACCCTAAGGACTAAGCCTGCGGTTTTACTAGAAAACAAGGCAGTACCAATTGAGCAGTACAGCCCTAGCCGTGATGCATCTGTAGTATATCTGCATTCAGATGAGAATCCCTTTGGTGGTTACGAACGTATAGCCAAGGACCTAGTGGGTAGACCTGAGTCAGAGATACTGGTCCGTGCCTACGGCGTACCAGTCAAATCAGCGAATGCCTTGCTTCCTTACTTTAATACTGAAGTAAACGTACTATCTAGCGAACCCAATAAGTACGGGATGCAGTTCCCCGACATTTCTGATAAGTCGGAGTTCACCTGCTACCAGGTGGTTGACCCTGCTGGTGCAAGGAACTACACCTGCATCTGGGCTGGAGTCAACGAGCACGGCGAGGTATACATCCGCAAGGAGTGGCCTGACCGTGATACCTTCGGGGAATGGGCAATCTTTGGAGATCCTAAGTGGAGGTACGGCCCTGCATCTAAGAAGGTAGGCCTTAACGTAGAGGGATACTGCGAGCTGTTTAATGAAATAGAAGAGGACCTTGGCATAGAAGTAACCGAGAGAATCGGGGACTCCCGTTTCTTTGCTAAGGAAAACGAAAACAATGACGACCTGTTTACTTCCTTTTACGACTTCGGTCTAAGCTTTGTGCCGTCCAGTGGAGTAATGGAAGACCAGGGGATTACTGCCCTAGATGATTGGTTTAACTATAACCCGAACGTAGGGGTAGATGAAGCTAACAAACCCCTATGTTATATTCATAAGGACTGCGGAAATCTAATAGACAGCCTTATTAACTACAACTCGCAAGGCAAGGCCGACGAGCCACTAAAGGATTTCTTTGACGTTATCCGATATTTGCGAATGTCAAACAGCGGAGAAGGCCCAGACTTTATGTCTAATGCCTCGATGCAAACAACAAGAACAAATCAAGGAGGATATTAATATGCCTAAGAAACGAGTACAGACAATTGCCAAGGAGCACAGCGTAGAGCTGGACTACCTTATTGAACTAGTAGAAAGCAAACTACCAGAGCATACCGTCACTGGTACTGGCTACGCCAGATGGATCAACGAAGAGGGCCAGGACTTACTAGAGGAAGCCGTAGACATCCCAGAGCTTGCGCCTAAGCGTTACCGAGGAGTAGTGCACTCCAAGGCACCCAACCGAAGTTACATCTACGTGTACATCAGGGAGATCAAGAAGAAGGTACCAGCGGTCATCCCTCGCAAGCTAGAAAACTTTTTTACCGAAGGTAAGAACGTAAACGTAGAGGCCATTACTGATGACAGAGGAACATCTTACCGCTATGTAAAATGAATCTACCCGAAGAAGACATTACGCTCGATCCAGAATGGATCGAAGAGCAGGTAGACCGACTGGCTGCCTGGGAGTACTTGAACCGCTACGCAAAGCATCAATTAGACCAACCAATGCGACCACAGGAATTATGTGATAGAATTGGTGTTCACAAAGGTTACATCTACGAGATGGCTAAATCTGTTAGAAAAAAACTAAATGCAAAATAAATCTACTTTCGAGGCGTTGACTTACGTTGACGCATCTCCAGACATTGCTGCTTTACGCAACGCATACGATGAAACAGTAAACGAACTGGAGGCATACTTTGATTTGTGCCGTACTAGTTATGACGACCTCCGTAACTGGTGGCCAGGCAAGAGCCGAGATCACCGCAAGCACGGAGCAGATGCTTTCCCTTGGGAGGGAGCATCAGATACAGAGAGCCACGTAATCGACGAGCGTATTACACGCCTGGTATCTTTGTTTATGTCTTCCCTGAATCGTTCCAACATTCGGGCGTACCCAGTGGAATCCAACGATATTTCACGTGCAGAAATTGTTTCGTCCTTCCTTAAGTGGATGACCACCAGCGGATATATTCCACGCTATAAGCGTGAAATGGAACTAGGAGCCAACTACCTGCTAGAGCGAGGCCTTCTCATTACTTACGTGGGCTGGCACTCAGAGGACCGTCAGTTCCTGCAGAAGCTTACCCTAGAACAGATTGCAGAACTAGACCCAAATATTTTTGGTGCAGTGCAGTCAGGTGAAAAGGACGACGAGCTAGTATTTATTTTACAAAACATCTTTGAAGGAGTCACCGAGAAGCGAGCTAAGAAGGCCCTCAAGGAACTTCGGGATACAGGGGAAGCGGAGCTTCCTGTTGTTCGCCGACAGGTTGACGCACCAGAGATTAAGACACTTGCCCCAGATGGGGACTTCTTTTTTCCTCCGTATGTAACTGATCCGCAGCGAGCACCTTACTGCTTCTGGAAGACTTACTATACAGCTCAAGAACTTGAGAACAAGGTAGCAACCGCAGGATGGGACGCTGACTTTGTTGACTACGTCATTGAGCACTACCGAGGGGTAAACATTGATAGCATTGAAAGAGAACAGGAAGGCCGCCGCAGTACAAGCTTGACCGATAACGCTTACGAAGCAAATGAACTAATAGAAATCGTGTATGCGTACCAGCGGCTGGTCGATCCTGAAGATGGAGCAGAAGGTATCTACTGCACAGTATTCCACAAGGAATACGATGGAGGTAACGGAGAAGCACCAGCGTTTGCAAAGCGTGAACTTCTTAACGGTTACGAGGACTACCCAGTTGTAGTCACTAAGCTGTCTGAAGACAGCAAGCGTCTATACGATACAACTACTGTACCTGACTTACTACGTGGTATTCAGAACCAAGTGAAGGTAGAGCGGGACTCTCGCATTGACCGCAACAGCCTAGCTACATTACCGCCTATCCTGCACCCAGTAGGACAGGCACCTAGCGACTGGGGTCCAGGACGTATGATTCCATATCGCCGTAAAGGTGACTTGGACTTTGCGCCTACGCCTGCATTTAATCAGGGTTCAATAGAAATGGAAATCAATCAGTCTACCCAGGCGGACCGCCTGGTAGGACTAGACGAGGATTCACAGATCTCTAGTATTCGCAAGCAGTTCCTTGTAGACAAGTTCCTGCAGCACAATGCAGAGGTTATGCGTATGGCCTACCGTTGTTTCCAACGTTTCGGACCAGACGAGATCTTCTTCCGTGTAACTGGTATCCCTGATCCGCAGGTTATGGACCGAGGTGACGCTGACGCTAACTTTGATATTACGATTAACTACGACGTACTGAATACAGATCCTAAGTCGCAGGAAGTTAAACTGGCTCAAATGACCCAGCTTATCCAACTGGACCGCAATGGCCGTATCGACGTTGACAAGTTAATTGCTGTACTCGCAGGATCTATTGATCCTATCCTTGCGGACTCTGTGCTTTCACCAGTAGAAGATGCTCAGCAGCAAGTGGTTAAGGATGTCACTGACGACCTTACAAAGATCTACGCTGGTATAGAAATGCCAGCACGTGCAAGCGGAGGGCAGATCGCTATGCAGGTACTACAGCAATACGGAGAGCAGCCTGACATCCAGCAGAAGCTACAAGAGGACGAAGCCTTTGCTGGTCGCCTGCAGAAGTACGCTGGTCAGTATCAGTTCCAGATGCAGCAAATGCAGAACGCAGAGATCGGCCGCATAGGTACAACCCCAGCACAGATGGGTGAAGTACAAACTCAATCAATGCCTCAATACTAATATGGAAAAGCCAACAATCGAACAAGACATAGAGCACCTGCAGCGGCACGATCAGTTCCAACGCTTCATTGAATTAATCAATGACTTGAGGGAAGAGTGCATCGCAGAAATGCACGAGGTTCCCACTGATAAGCTACAGCAGTTATCAGGTCGCATCCTAAGCTACGATCAG